AAGAAAGTTGATGAGCTGGAAAAAGAAATTAAAGAACTTAAAAATGTTGATGGTGATTATATCAAGAATATAATTACAGAACACAAAGCAATTTCAGATGCAGCCGAACTTTTTGAAATCGATTCTGAGGGAAAAACTTTCAAAGATGTTAAAGTTGAAATTATCAAGAAAGTTCATCCTGATTTTGATGAAAATGAGAAAACAGATGCTTACATTGAGGCAAGATTTGATGCTGTTATGGATTTTTCAAAAAAAGAAAAAGACAACACAGTAATTAAATTTAAAAAAATTCTTAAAGATTCTAAAGAGGAAGAAAAAGTTGATCCAAGAGAAGAATTTAAAAAGAAAACAGCAGAAAAATGGAAAAACAAATAACCAGTAAAGGAGCTACAACATGGCACAGACAAGTGTAAGAAGCGAATTAATTAAAGCGATGAATGGGCAGATCGCAGACCTTGCCAGCGCAAAAATCGTAAGCAGGGTAAACAATGCCAAACAGAGAGACAAAGTTGAAATTACAGCAGCAGACAAGCTGACAACATTAACCTTAAACGGAACAGCTTTTACAGTTAATGCAGCATCAGCATCATTGACAATTGAAAATACTGTTTCAGCACTTAAAACAGCAATTGAAGCAGGTTCAGAGCCTATTTCCGTTGTTGCAAGCACATCTGCAGATTTAACAATTGAAGCAGATGTTTCCGGTGTTGAATATTCAGCAGCCGCAACAACTAATTGTGCGTTAAGCGCAGTAATTTCTTTTGACGCATCAGATTCTATCCCAGCCGGTGTTCTTGTAACACAGGACACAACAACAGGGAATGAGAACACTTGCAAACTTCCGACAGCAGCAACAGATATCACAAACGCTGCAATAGCGTTGGGTGTTGTTGTTAGAGATCAGGCACTTGAAAATGGATCCTCTTCAACAGTAACAAACAAAAAATCAGCAGTTGGGATCATGACTGAGGGGAATATTTACGTTGAGGTTGAAAGCGCAGTTGATCAGACAAAATCTGTTTATGTCCGCTATACAGCAGCAGCAGGAAAACAGGTCGGACAGTTCGGCGGTGATTCTGCAAGCGGAGCAGCTGCAGTTCTTCCAGGTGCTAGATGGATGAGTAAGGCTACAGCAGGCGGAACAGCAATTTTAGCAATAAATTTACCATAAGGAGTTGACGATGATAAAGTTTGATAAGGTTAAAGAATGGTTTAAAGATGCGGCTTCTGTTATCGCATTTCAGAGAGATCTTGAAAGTGTTGAAAGCACACTTTATATGGAAGTGGAAAGAGAGCTTAAATACAGAGAACTTGTTCCTGTATCTAATGCAGACAATCCTGGGGCATTAACAGTTTCTTATAAGATGTTCACAAAGGTTGGAATGGCAAAAATTATTTCTGAGTATGCATCAGATCTTCCAACAGCCGATGTTTACGGAGAACTTGTTTCTAAACAGGTTCATGTTATCGGTGTAAGCATGGTATGGACAAGGCAGGAAGTTGATTCAGCTTCAATGGCTGGCGTTCCTCTGGAAACACTTAAAGCAGAATCCGCAAGAGAGGCTATGCATCAGAAAATGAACAAGCTTTGCATGCTTGGGGATGCAGAATATGACATTACTGGATTGCTTAATGATCCAAATGTTACAGAAGTTGCAGCAGCAGCAGGAGCAACATCTACAAATACAGCTTGGGTTTCTGCCACAGGTGCAAGCGTTAAGACAGCCGCAGAAATCGTTAATGATGTAAGTGTTGCATATCAGACTGTAATTGACCAGAATGAAGGTAATTTTGAGCCTGATACAATGATTTTGCCATATAAAGAATACGGTAGAATTAAAACTTTACCAATGAGCCAGGACAACAGCCAGTCAGTTTTAAGTTATCTTGAGTCCAATTTCGGTTTAACAATTATTCCTGTTTCTGACCTTAAACTTGCGTTCACAGATGGAACAGAGGGCGGATTTATGCTTTACACCAGAACACCAAGAGTTTTGGAACAAAAAATTCCTCTGGACATTGTTACTTATCCGGCACAGGAAAGCGAACTTAAATTTAAAGTTCCAGTTGAAGCAAGATATGCAGGCGTTCAGATTCGTTATCCGATTGCTTGTGTTTACTTTACAGGAACATCAAGTTAATTTTAAAAAATGCAATTATTGTTGAAAAAATGGAGCTGAAAAATGAAAATGTTGGAAGTTATTTTAAAAGAAAAAAAAATGAGGCGGTTGCCTATTGCAGAAGAAAACAAATCAAACTCCGGGGATAAAATTCTTGTTAGATACATTAATTTCATCCCTGGAGCTAATTCAATCAGCGCGAATGATTGGTCAGGTATTAAGAAAACTAATGAAAAAAACTGGTTTTATTACGGTTCTAAATTTGAGGTCATTGGAAATGAAGAATCAGAAATGTACACAGACAAAGGAATTGATTATAAGAAAATAAATGATTCCGAACTTAGCAAGCTTGTTAGCAATGTTTCGAATGTTAAAAGGTTGAGAGACATAAAAAACGAGGCTATTAAAGCTGGCAAAAGTAAAAGGCTGATACATTCAATCGATGCCCAGATTAAGAAAATCGCTGATATTGATAAAAAGTTTCAGAAAGCTAAGGAAGACAGAGAGTTTTAGTTTTTTAAGCAGGAAAGGGGGGTTGATATTTTTGCTCCCCTTTTTTTAACATAAGGGGTTATCGATGGCTAACACAACAAAAGAAAAAATTGTTGAAATCGCTCCAGAATTATCGGGCATAAGTGATTCCTTGTTTACAAGAATCATATCGATTGTAACGCGATTAGTTCCTTCCGGTGTTTGGGGCGATTGTCAGGAAGATGCACAAAGTTACTTAGCAGCGCATTTCCTGACTGAAATTAATGACATTGCAAGTTCAGGATCAGGGGCGCAGTCCGGGATGATAGAAAAAGATAAAGTCGGGGATGTTGAGTTGCAGTACAACAGCATGTCCGGTCTTGGTGATTTAACAAGATATGACAGCACAGCTTATGGAAGGACATTCATAATGTTCAGAAAAGCTTGTGTAATAGTTCCGATGGCATTTACACCATAAGACTGAGGAAACAGAAATGGCTTTTAAAGCAAAAGTTAGAATAAAAGATACTAAAAAGCAGGGTTGGAAAAACCTTGCAAGAAATGTAAAGGATATTTCTGTTTCCTCCGGCTCTAGGGTCGACATTGGGGTTTTTGCGTCGCAGGGCAGCGACCTTGTTACTTATGCAAGCTCAAATGAGTTCGGGGCAAGAATCCCAATTTCTAACAAGATGAGGGCTTTTTTAAGATATAAAGGCTTTAATATTTCAAACGCAAAAAGATTTATAATTATTCCTGAAAGATCTTTTTTGAGAGCAACATTGGATCACAAGCGCAGGGATATAAAAGATTTTATAGCAAGGAAAAAAATTGATTTCCTTGTAAGAAGTAAGACCACAAAAAACATGTTTAATCAGCTTGGATTGAAAGTTGAAACTTATGTAAAAACCTATATAACAGATTTAAAAGAGCCTGAAAATCATCCAATAACAATTGCTATGAAAAATAATTCAAGCAATCCATTAATTGCATCAGGCAGAATGCGAGCCAGCATAACTTACAGAATTGCAAGCAAGCGGGGAATGATAACATGACATTCAAAAGACCACATACAATTTCTATAAAAAGAGGCAATCAGACAACAACTTATGTAAATGGTCATCCGGTTGATAATTCACTTACAACTTATACAGGAATTAAAGCCAGTGTTCAACCTTTAAGCGGTAAAGATAAATTGATGTTACCAGAAGGAGACAGAACAAGGCAGATCAAGAAAATATACACAGTTGATGAAGTCCTTGTTAATGACATAATAATATATGACAGCGAAGAATATGAGGTGCAGACAGTTCAGATGTGGCAAGGAAACGCATCGAGTGTAAATCATTACAAATCGATTGCTTACAGAATTGAGGGGCAATAATGGCTTATAGATTTAATCAAGTCAAAGAACTTGCAATATATACATGGGTTTCAAGCGTTCTTCCAGGTTTAACCGTTATTTGGGATAAACCAAAAAATCCAGGAAAGGCTGGGGATCGACCTGATTTGCCTTATGCGACATTGAATATCGTTGCTCCTCCTGGAACAGATGGAAAACCTGCATCGGAATACAAGACAACGGATATTTTCACAAGAAAATTCAAAAAGGAATTTACTTTGTCTGTTAATATTTTTGCAGATGATAAATACTTTGAATATGCGGAAGGTTTGCTCCATTCTATCTATAATGTAACAATTCAGGAATCACTTGCAGAAGCAGGTTTATGTGTCAGGGCTTTTGGTAATTTAAACGACCTTTCAACATTAATCAGCAATGGTTATGAATACAGATGCCAGATTGATTTTTTTATGGCATACGCAGAGGATATTGATGAAACAATTGGGCAGATTAATACAGTAGAATCAACCGGGGAATTAAGCCCGGATGGATCAACAGCGATAATAACAATTGATATAAGCGAAACAATTTAAAAAGGAGCTAAAAAATGGCAAACATTAGCAGTATTGTTGAGGTTCAGATCAACATTCAGACCAGCAGGGTCACAAATGCAGGTTTTGGAACAATCCTGATTCTTGATGAATGCACACACATTCCATCAATCACAAGGGTTGCAACATATGAAACACCAGCAGATATGTTGACAGATGGGGCGACAACAGCGACAAAAAGTTACTTAATGGCGGTTGATATGTTCAGTCAGGAAGTAAGTCCGACAAGTTTTAAGGTTGGAAGAAAAAATTCAAATGTAAATGCAAAATGGAACTATGCTTTTGATTCTGTACCAACAAGCGGAACTTATACCATTACAGTTGGAACAGCGACAACAAGCGCGATAGCATTTGACGAAGTTGCGGCAGGAATTAAAAGCGCAATAGAATCTTTATCCGGTGTTACAGAAGTAACAGTTACAAGCAATGTTGTTGGAAAAGATTTCGATGTTGAGTTCACAGGAGCAGATGCAAACACAGCTTTTGACGTTTTTTCAGTCAATGTTTCTGGTTTAGATGCCGGGCTTACAGTTGCAGTAACGGCAGAAGCTTATGGATCAGCGGCAGAAGATTGGGACACAGCATTGACAGCAGTTAGGGCGGTCGATGATAGTTTTTATGTGCTTGAAGCCGGGACAAGAGATGAAACAGCTATTGCAACACTTGCAGATGCAGTTGAAACATTGGCAAAACAGTTCCATGCTATTACAAGCGACAGCGCAGCTTTGACAACTTCAACAAGCGCAATTACACAGGTTGTTAAAGCTAACAATTACGACAGAACAGCTACATGGTACGAATCAGATTCTGATGAATATTTACAGAGCGCAATTGATGGGCGTTGTATGCCGGTTGATCCAGGTTCTATTAATTGGGATAACAAAGAACTTTCCTCTATAACAGCAGATAATTTAACAAAAACACAAATTACAAACCTTGAGTCAGCAAATGCAAATTACTTTGTTTCTATAAGAGGAGCAGGAGCCACACAGGGCGGCGGAAAAGTTGCAAGTGGTGAGTATATAGATGTTATCAGAGGGGCTGATTATCTTAAATATCAGATCGAATCTGAGGTTTGGAATCTGCTAAAAAATACCGACAAACTGCCTTATGATGATAATGGAATTGCAGCACTTGAAGCGGTTGTAAGATCAGTATTGCAAAGAGATGGTGTCGGAAATAACATTATTGTTGAAGGGTCAATTGTGGTTAATACAGTAAGCAGAGCAGACACAAGTTCAGTTGACAGAGCAGCAAGGTATTATGATGGTTTAACTTTCAGCGCAGATCTTAAAGGTGCAATTAATAAAGTTAAAATTGTTGGAACACTTACAACTTAATAGGGGGCAGTAATGGCTTTAAAAACTTATAATCCTTTGCAGGTTTCTTGTATTGTCAGCGGCAAACCAATTGCATTCGATGAGATCAGCATCAGCAAAGAAAATGATAAGAACATGATAAACGAAGGAACAAACGGCGAACTTTCAAGAACAGTGAAAAGTGATAAACTTGGTTCAATATCAATAACACTTCCGCAGACATCAGCAGACAATCTTTTTATTGGCGGTTTGTCGGCGGTTAATGGTGTTTATCCAATCATTATAAAAGATAATTCAGGATCAAGTATTTTTGCAATGTCAGAAGCGGTTTTACAGAAAGATCCAGATGTTGACATGACAGATGAAGCGGGTCAGATTACATGGGATTTTATCGGCGAATTTGAGTCATATTTGCCGGGCGGAAATAATTAATTATAACTTATTGTTGACAAGGGGCTATTGATGAAAGCAGAAAAAGGAAGTTACAAAAACGGTGATAAAAAGTTTGAATTTTACCACATACAGCCAAGAAAATTGTTGAATTTAAAAATAAAACTTGGAAAAATAATCGGTGGTGGATTAGGTCAAGGCTTTAATATTGATCCTGAAAAAGGCGATATTGGAGCCTTAATTTCTGGGCTGGCGAATGTTTCAGATGAAGTTTACAGCTCAGTTTATTTTGACTTGCTACAATCAACAATTGTTTATTACAAGACACAGGCTGGAGAACAGAGAAAGCTTGATGGCATAAAGTCAGACCAGGATTTTGATATTGCTTTTTCTGGAGATGATGTTTTTCTTTCAGAAAAAGTTCTAGTTGAGGCATTAAAGGTTTATTTCGGAAATTTTGGAAACGGGAAGCTCGGAAAAGCAATCGAAGAATTTACAAAAAAATTCCAGGTGCAATAAAAGAGCTTCCCGAAGACATTACAAATGAATGGCTTGTTTGGCGTTTGGTTTTTGAAAAAGTTGCAACATTACAGGAAATAGAAAGCTCATGGAGTTTGGAAGATGTTGTTAAGGCAAATGAGATAAAAGACTTTAAAGACGAGATAGAAGCAATGCAGGCTAAGGAACAACAGCGAAAAGGGAAAAAATAATGGCAATGGGCAGTATTAGGGATTTATTTGTTTCTATAGGTATTCAGGCGGATGAAAGAGGTTTGCAGAAACTTGAAAAAGGGATCGGCGATATTAAAAGCGGTCTTGCAAACCTTGTTATTGGTTTTGGTGCGGCAACAGCTGCAGCCGTTGGATTTGTAAAGACAGCAGGCGAGATGGAACAGCTTGAAATTGCACTTGAAACAATAACAGGAAGCGCAGAAACTGCCGCCGGGGTCATGAATGAACTGAAAGAAATTACACTTGAAACTCCTTTTGCTTTTGAACAGACAGCACAGGCAGCGAAAAGATTGCTTGCCGCCGGTTCAGATGTAAAAGATTTGAGAGATGAAATCAACATTCTTGGCAATATATCCGCTGGTGTTGGTCGAGATAAGTTTCCTTTTTTGATTACAGCTTTTTCACAGATTAGATCCGCAGGTCGTTTACTTGGTCAGGAATTTAACCAGTTAAGGAATGCAAATGTGAACATTCTTCCGGAACTTCAGAAAGTAACAGGATATACTGAAAAAGAAATGGTCGGCAATTTTGCAAAGCTAAATATTACATTCGACCAAGTAAGGCAAGCAATGTCAAACATGACAAGTGAAGGCGGAAAATTCCACAACTTGATGCAAAAACAAAGTAAGTCAACATTAGGGTTAATTTCAATTCTTAAAGATGAATTCTTTCTCATGTCAAACGATATTGGGAAAGAACTGCTGCCGGTAACAAAAGACATTGTTGTTGCATTAATGGATTTTGTAAGAACAAACAAAGAAATAATTAAATCAGGTGCGGTTAAGTTTTTCAAAAAAATCGGGTCTGTTTTGAAGTTTGTTGCAGAAAATGCTTTTATTTTAAAAAGTTTAATGTGGGGTTTGTTTTCTGTTTTCAGCTTAATAATGACAATGGGAATAATTAAGCTCTTTGTGGGTCTGACAAATGTAATGACAGGCATGTTTGCAATCCTGTCAGGGATAACAACAGCAAGCTTAATAACTGTTGTAACATGGGGCTTATTGGTTGCATTGGGGGCTGCCTTTCTTGGATTGCTTGAAGATATATATGTTTATTTTTCGGGCGGAAAATCTTTAATTGGTGAAATGGCAAAATTTAATCCAGTCCTAAAAACCATTCTTGATTTTTTAGGTGCAATTGGAAAACAGGTTGCTGCAGTTGCTGCTTTACTTACCGGACAATGGCGGGCGGCTTGGAATCTTTTCAGAGATTCCACACTTGAAACTTTGGACGTAATTTTAAAGTTTTTCGGAACAAATTTAAATGAACAGATCCAGAAATTTACACAGTTAATAATTAGTGCAATTGATAAGATCAAGATCCTGGGCAGATCCTTAAAAAACATCGCTTTAAATGTTGGAAAGTTTCTTGGCTTTGACAACCCAATACTTTATAACTTAGCAAATGCCGGCGGTGTTGACAAGGGATCGGGAAGCACAAGCAACACATCAGCAGTTACAAATGTCGGGGATGTTAATATTTCTATTCAGGGCGGTACAAATGCAAGTGCGGCAGATATTGGAAATGCAGTAAAGTCGGAACTGAATAATGTTATTTTTGAAGCTCAGATCCAGAATCAATCGTTAATTACGGAGTAAGCAATGAGTACTATTTCAGAATTTATTTTTGGAAGCAGACAGAGAACAATAATTAAGTACAAGATAAGTTCAAATGCAAACTTTGTTTTTGAGATTGACACAACAGTTTCAGAAACACACAATAAAACAACATCCATAACAAGGCATGAAATAGAATCTGGTGCGACAATAACAGATCATGTTATCAAGAATCCAGTACAGGTTCAATTATCCGGCATTATTTCAGATTTTCCTTTAAGGGTTTTTGATTTGGGGAATTTAAATCCGCTTAATTTCAACAACACAAAGCCTTCTGTTTCAGCTTATAATCTTTTTAAAGAAATATACGAAGAACAGAGGCTTGTAACAATTGAAACTAAGCTTGAAACTTATGATAATATGATAATTACAGATATAAGTATTCCAAGAACAAACGAGAATATTAATAATTTACAGTTTTCAATAACTGCAGAACAGATCAATTTCGCTTACAGTGAATTAACAGAGGTTGATGAAGACCTGTATAAAGATGATGTTAAAGACAAAGCTGTCAGCAAGAAAAACGAGGGCAAGAAAACGACAAAAGAATTAACCGGAAAAAAGTCAGAATTCAGTTCTACTTTTTATGATAAATTAGCGAAAAAAAAGAAATAATTTAGCGGTGAAATAATGGCATATATAGAAATATTTACAACACCAGACAAGGCATATTATGAGGAGAGAGTTGATCTCGAGGGTGATACTTTCAGGCTTATAATAAGATATAACACAAGGTCAGACAACTGGATGCTTGATGTTTATTCATCAGAAAATGAGGCAATAATTCAGGGAGTAAAAATGGTTCCTGGAGTATTGTTGCTAAGTCAGGTAATAAGCGACATAAAGCCGTTGGGGGATCTTTTTATTGTTCCTTTTGGAACAAAAGATGATCCCGGAAAGGACACAATGGGTAAAGATTTTATATTAGTCTATAGGGAATCAACAACATGAAGCTTTTCAACAGGGTTGCAAGATTGACAGTTTTCAGCAGGTCAGATATAAGTTTTGCTCCGCTGTTATTTGAGGGCTTCAGAATCAGCTTTAACATTGAGTATACAGAAAAATTAAAAAAAAATACAGGTGCTATATCAATTTATAATTTAAGTTCCGATACTTATAGATTTTTTCAGGAACAGGAAAAATTATCTGTAATTCTGGAATGTGGATATAATAACAATTACAATAAGATTGCAGATTGCGACGTTTCGCTTGTTAGCACAAAAAGGCAGGGTGTTGATGTTATAACAACTTTTAAGCTTGCAGATGGATTAAATGCCTTAAATTTAACCTTTAACAAAACATATTCTGCAAAAATTCCAATTAAGAAAATGGCGGGCGATTTAATATCCAGGTTAAAAGAGGCTGGAGTAAGTGTTGCTAATGATTTTAAAAACCTTTTTTCCGGGGATAACAATAACAGCTTTAGTTTTTCGGGAACAATTGAAAATGCTTTAGGCAAATTGTCAAGTGTTGCAAAATTAGATATAAGCATAACAAATAATGAATTGATAGTTTCTGAGGTTGAAAAAGGGTTTAATAATGAGGTTGTTCTGCTAACAAAGGAAACAGGGTTAATCGGGGATGTTGCTATAAAAGACAAGGGAGTTGAGTTTACTTGCCTTATTCAGGCGGGTTTAATTTATCCTAAAAAATTAGTAAAGATAACAACAAATACTTTTGATAATTATGTTTTGCCTTTAAAAATAACCTATCAGGGCGACACAAAGGGGCAAGAATGGTATATTATAGGATCAACAGAGCGGACAGGTAAAAAATAAATGAGCAGTGTAACAAAGACATTGGCAGAATTAATAACTGACAGCATCAAGGCGCAGTTGCTTGATTTGCACACTTCACTTCCCGCAAAAGTAGAGAGCTATGATCCTGCAAAACAGTTTGTGAAAGTTCAACCAATGTTACAAAGAAAGTTTGTAAATGAGGATCCTGTAAACTTGCCAATAATTGAAAATGTTCCGGTGCTGTTTTTCGGTGCAAATGCAGGAAAAAGTTTTCTGACTTTTCCAATTAAAGCCGGTGATTTGGGTTTTATATTTTTTTCAGAAAGAAGCCTTGATAAGTATCTATCTAGTAATGGTA